AGATTATATACAGGAAGTCAAACCTTATCATGTGCAGATACGCGAATTCAATCTCATATATCAAGGATCTGACACCTACGATGGTACTGTGACAGATTTTGACGTGCCTGCCTACTGGAATGCTGCTGAGAATCTGTTTGTGAGTCCAGTGCTGGACGACGACACTGACAATCCTTTGAGCACCACATCCAGCACGCCCAGCACCAGTGAGATCTGGCAGACCCTGCCTTGGAGCCAATGGTACCAAAACTATCTGTTGAGCATAGAGTCGGTGACAGTGGTCCAAGGTGGTGCAGGATACACAGAGCCGCCCACGGTGATCGTCACTGGCACAGCAGAATCTCCGGCCGTGATGACGGCTCGTGTAAACAGTGCTGGTACTGTGATAGCCATAGATGTGGTAGATCCGGGTGTGGGATATTTGACCACGGCCCTGATCACTCTAGAAGGTGGCAATGGTTCAGGTGCTCGTGCAGTGGCTGTGATGGGTAATGCTTTGGTAAGAGATATTGTAACCACCATCAAGTATGATCGCTATCAATATCAGACCACTATAGTGGACTGGGAACCCAATGTAAACTACGACAATGGCACCCAGGTCAGATACCTTGACCGGGTTTGGGCCGCTGACAGCGATGATTCCTCGGGCGTGGCCAGTGCCACATTTGATCCAGATCAGTGGACCCTGGTCTCGGCCAGCACCTTGAGTGGTGTAGATCGCACCATGGGATTCTATGTTCCCGAGGTGAACATGCCCGGCCTGGATCTTGCACTTTTAATAAGCGGAGTGGACTATCCTGGAGTGCAGGTCGCAGCACCCGATTTCAATCAAGACACCGGCTTTGATGTGGGCAACTATGATGTCAATCCCTTTGACAACATAACCTTTGGACCAGAAGGCCAACCCACCTATGATCCTGCCATCTTGGATGCCATCTACGAAAGTGAATTCACTGATCCATATCTGGGCACTCTACCTACCAGCATCAATGTTGACGGCGGCGAATTTGTTGACACCTACTCCAGCCACGCACCCGAAGAACTGGTACCCGGTGCAATATTTGATTCCTTGGATTTCCGGGTTTTCACCACACCAGGATCAGACTGGGCCAATGACGGTCACGGATTCAACCTAGTTAACGTCAACTATGTGTATGACAGTGGTACCGTAGAATATAGTTTTGCCGGTCTCATGGAATACCCTGTGCAAATCCGCATATTCAATCTCACAGTGGGCGTAAGATTGGATTTAGACGTGGACTACACAGTGGATTGGATCAACCAGACCGTGGAAATCCTAAGCAATGCCACTGACGATGACGTGTTGGTGGTGACCACGTACGGTCTAGGCGGTGGTAATCAGATCTACCGCACGGCATTTGCGGGCACTGCTGTTGGTGACACAGTGACCATACCAGTGCAGACCACCTTGATTGAAGAGTTGGTGATATTCAAAAATGGCACACTGATCACTGCCTATACCTCGGCCTCTTCTGGTCCTTATGCCACACAGATCACCTTCGTCACACCACTGACCGCTGCGGATTATGTCAGCATCACTGCTCTAGGAGAGACCATTGGTGCCACAGCGTCTTGGAGCACTCCCATCACGCAGTACGTGGTGGCCAATGGAACTACCTTGGCCTTTGCCCTGACCAACAGCCTCCAAGGAACCAATCCTGCCAATATCATCGTGGAGAAAAATGGCCAGCGGGCAAGACCAGCCGAGGGCATTGAATACACCGCAGATGGATCCAGTGCGGACTTTGCTCTGCCTACACGCGGTGGGTATAGCCTGGGCCTGGTGGCCAGCAACGAAGTTTCAGTGTACGTGAACAACACAGCACTGATCCTGGGTGTGGGTTTTGTGCTCGAGCCCTGGGCTGGTGGTAACAGCAGATCTGTACAACTCACAATACCTCCTGCAGCCGGAGACACGGTGTTAATATCGGTAAATCATGCCGCGGATTACTACATCAGGGGCACCACGTTGATATGGAAGGCCGGCAGTCCCTTGGTGCCCATCGCCGGAGACATACTGTCATTTACCACGTTCAATGATACGTCTCAACAACAGATACTCACCCAGGTATTTGTTGGTCCAACTTCATCCGGGCTCCTGATCAGTGAAGGCTATGACACCACGCTGTATGACGAGGGCGATGTATCTGACGCAGCAGGATCTTTTGATTTTGCCACAGGAACCGTGGTCCAGAGTAATAGATTTGATACCGGGCGTACAATCACCAATGCCAGCAGGTTAGATGTGACCTTGGATGGACTTTACCTGTTTGAGGACTCTGACTTTGTGGTGGATGGAACGGCCATAGTGATCTTGGGTGCACCAATCAGTGCCTCACAAGTGGTGGCCATAACCAGTTTCACTTCGAGCGTGGTTCCGGGAGAGATAGCATTCCGCATCTTCCAAGACATGCGAGGACAGCAGAGCACATTTCGTATCACCACGGCCACCACCACTGTGTTAGCACAGGCCCTGGATGCTTACGACGACATCATCTATGTGGCTGATGCCGCCAATCTCAGTGAACCCAATCTACCGCAGGGCATATTTGGCTTGATCACCATCAACGGTGAACGCATAGCCTATCGCAATCGTGACACCACGGCCAACACTGTGAGCGGACTCCGCAGAGGTACTGCGGGCACAGGTGCCGCGGATCATGCAGCAGGATCAGCGGTATATGACATAGGATCGGGCAATATGCTGCCCGCAGAATATCAGGATCGGGTGATAGCGGACAACTTCCTGGGCGATGGTTCTACCACGGTGTTCACTGCAACCAGTATCGATCTTGGCTTGTTGGCACCGGCTGACGTTGATCTGGCAGTGCAGGTGTATGTGGGCGGTATTTTACAAAGTGGTGGATATACCATCACAGCAGATGATCCGGTCTCGGTGACCTTTGCTACAGCACCCACAGCAGGATATCAGGTCAGCATACGTGTACGCCAGGGCCTGAGTTGGTATGAACCCGGTATCAACACAGCCAGCAACGGTGTGGCCTTGCAAGAGACTGATACACTGGCCGCAAGGTTCATCAGGGGTAATTGATCAAGATAAATAATCCATGCCAGAAAATCAAGACAAAATGCCAAATATTCCAACCAGCCAAAACCCGCAACGTTCAGTGCCTGCCCGACCCAACGAAACTTCGGGACTGAACATCGACGAACATGTGCGTATATTCGATCCCAATTCTCAGCAGATATTCCTGGAGAAAAGAGCATAATAATGCCTTGCATATACGAAACGGTTAATTTACATAATAAATCTCAAAATATATTTCCATGGAGATATATTGGTAGTGATCAACATGATCGTGCCAAATATTTCGGCAGTAATAAAGCATTGGAAAAAGACATTGAAAACCTAGGAGAAGATTGTTTTGTAAAGACTGTGATTAGACATTTTGACAAAATTGATAATAAAAATTTACGATTCCTTGAATCTCAATATTTAAAAAACATAGATGCTAGAACCGATCCTACATACTATAACAAAAATAATAATTATGCTCCGGGATGTGGAGTAAAGGGAATGAAACATCATCAGAAAAAGATTGTTTCGGATGCATGGAAACAAAGCCGTCGAGGATGGTGTCCTAGCCAAGAAACAAGATGTTTGTGGTCACAGCAACGAATTGGCAAATCGCCTGGTAAAGAAACAAGGAAAATATGGGCCAAACAACGCAGTGGTGCAGGAAATCCTAATGCACTAGAATGGACGTTGACCTCTCCTGATGGTCACACATTTAAAGTTACAGGTCTCCGAAATTATTGTAAAGAACACAATCTATCTTATGAACAACTTCGCAATAACCGCGGCGGTTGGAAAACAATTAAACATGGACAGGGTAAAGGCGGGAGGAAAGCGTGGATTTAGGCGATTTTTTAATTACTGGACATGTAAAAATAACAGATCCAGCATCGGGCGAAGTCTATGTAGACAAAATGAATCAGATTCATTACGAAAACATGAGTATAGCCCTGGCCCAGAGCCTGGCCGAGTATTTCGTGGCCGGGCAACAGGTGGGTTATATTTACGCCATGGCCTTTGGCAACGGTGGATCAGCGGTGGATCCCACTGGCGTGATCACTTATCTGCCGCCCAATGTCACTGGTCAAAACGCAGATCTCTACAATCAAACCTATCTTAAAGTTGTTAACCAGAATTCCGCTGCCAACACAGATCCCACCCGCAACAATCTCACAGTGTTGCATACCGCGGGCAAAGTGTACACGGATATCTTGGTCACGTGCTTGCTGGACTACGGTGAACCCGCAGGACAGCAGGCCTTTGATAATTCTACCAATTTCAATGGTGAGTTTGTGTTTGACGAACTGGGACTCAAGGCCTGGGAAGGAGCCAGTGATGATCTCATGCTGATCACCCATGTGATTTTCCACCCGGTTCAAAAAAGTCTTAACCGGCAGATCCAGATAGATTACACGGTCAGGATACAGACCTTGACTAATTTGAGCACGACATAAATATGGGTATAAAATTCGCCCATAAATACCTACAGGACATGGAGTAACGCAAATGGCATATACCATAAATTTAACCGACGGTACCATATTCGCCACAGTGGCAGATGGCACCATCAATACCGCGTCAAGCATGACGCTGGTGGGCAAGAACTATGCCGGCTACGGCGAATTCTTGGATGAGAACTTTATCCATCTCTTGGAAAATGGTTCAAACACCACGGCACCGGGTGCTCCTCTCACAGGTCAGCTCTGGTGGGACAAAACCAACAACGTGATGAAGGTCTACAACGGCACCACTTTCAAGGTTATTTCCGCTGCCACTGCCAGTTCCAGTGCTCCGACCAGCAACGTGGCCGGTGATCTTTGGTTTGATACTACCAATCAACAGTTGAAAGTCTACAACGGATCAGCATTCATCCTTGTGGGTCCAGCTTCAACATCAGGACAAGGCACATCAGGTGCCATTGTCACCACAGTACAAGACACTTCCTTGGTAGACCATGTGATAGTGCAGCTTTATGTGAACAACGTGATCGTGGCCATCGTCAGCAAAGACGCGACATTTACTCCAGGTGGTGCTGGTGTCACAGGCTTTGCCACCATCGGTCCTGGCATACAACTCAGTAGTTCAGTGTCAGGTGCGGTATTTGGTGGCACAGCCACTGATGCTGACGCACTTGACGGTTTGGCCAGCACACAGTTCCTACGCAGCGACGCCAATGATACCACGTCAGGTACTCTAGGCGTGCTTAACGACACCGGACTCACAGTGGGTGCGGATCAAGACGCCAAGATTTCAGTGACCACAGCCACATCAGCGGTTACCATAGCCAATCAAACCTCAAACGCTAATTTAGTCTTCCAGGTCAATGTGGCAGGCACCCCCACCACGGCCATGACCATATTTGGTGCCAACGGTGTGATCAGCGGCACCCAGATCAATGCCAACTATGCTGACGTGGCAGAACGTTTCGCCGCAGATCAAATATATGTTCCTGGCACAGTGGTAGAACTAGGTGGTGTGGCAGAAATCACCAGATCCGTAGAAGAATTAAGTGAAAACGTGTTTGGGGTGATAAGTACTCGTGCAGCATACTTGATGAATTCCGGAGCTGGCACAGACGAAACACATCCTCCCATCGCAATGACGGGACGTGTTCCGGTCCGAGTCACAGGTATGATACGCAAAGGAGATCGCTTGGTTTCCGCGGGCAATGGCCTGGCACGTGCAGCACAGACAGGTGAAGCCACAGCATTCAATGTGATCGGTCGTGCTCTCGAAAGTCGCACAGACACAGGCGAAGGCACAGTGGAAGCCATAGTCACAATCAACTAGGACATCGAACATGACGTACACAGCGGGCGGATTAATACAAGCAGCAGACTACAATGGGTTTGCCAACGACTCAGCCAACAACGTTGGCAATATTTGGTCAACAGGCAGCACAGACAAAGGCTACGGCCAGACTGCCATCTCAAACGTGTCTGTGGCAGGCACTGTGACAGCCACGCAATGGGCTACCTTGGTAAACAATCTAGCCAATCTCGGCAGCCATCAAGGCACTGCTATCACTGCACGCACAGCACCTGTGGCCGGCAACACCATCACCATCCTCAATGCCGTGGCCACAGATATCAACACGCTCACCGGCTCTCGAGGCAATGCCGCGGCATCGGGCACTGAATATGGCATTTTTACTGGAACCACTTCCAAGACCACGGTCACTGGATCTGGTCAGGCAGCCTGGACCATTACATTCACCCACACCGTGACCTTTGCATCAGCGGATGCCTTGAGATATTTTTTCAACGCCGGAGGCATAGTACGAATCAAATATGGCAAGAGTTCTACAGGTACTGATCATGATCCAGACTGGAATACCTTGGCCGGACAAGTAGGCACCATCAATCTCACAGGTCGCGTGAATGCCACCACCAATACCATCGCAGGCCAGGCCTACACAGGCACTACACGACTCAGCGGCAGTGGCGGCACACAGACCACATTGGCCACTACCACGGGATGGTACAATCTCACTGGCTCACCCACTACCATATTCCAACTCAATAACGCCTCATCGCCATACACACCGGAATTTATACGTACAACCGCCACAGCCACGTCAAGCACAGTGTTGACTTTGATCACCACTTGGGTAGACGACGGCACGTCTGGTGCAGGTACCACGGCCAACATCTCGGGTGGTACAGCAACTACCAGCCCTTCGACCACGATCACAGGCACAGCACCCACCACTTTGGTCACCTATCTTCCGCCCAGCACCACATATCTTTCGGCTGCTTGGGGCACACCAACCATCGCAGCTTCGGTGGCATAAATTCCGTCACTGACTAGTATCACCAAAAGGGCCCTGGGGCCCTTTACCTTATCCGCATCATCCTATATAATATCGCTATGGATACTGAACAATTGATCACCCACGGGCGTGCCCGTTTTGAACATTCCGCAGCTCGACGACTGCTCCGAGAAAAATATCAAGCCAAATTGACATTTGCCCATGCCGGAGGTATGTGGAGAGCCGGACCAGAACTGATCACTGTACTGCAGGCCTGCCCTGAAGAATCAGCAGTAATTGCCGATCTCTACGATATTCCTATCAAGATACAAGTATCTGATCTATTGATGTTGGTTCAACAACGCTGGCAAGAACAAATGACAGCCTGGCTGATAGAACACGATCAACTGTCTAAAAATAGATGACCCGGGGTGCGTTGATATTCGCCTTTGACAATGATCACATAGATTATGTGGCCATGGCAGCATGGTCTGCTGCTAACATACGGCGGCATCTTGACATACCAGTGGCAGTGATCACTGACCGTGAAGACGTCAATGGATTTGATCACATAATACACTGCGATCGAGGCGGTGAGAATCATCGCTGGTTCGGTGACTTTGGAACACAGATGCCATGGCATAACCGCACTAGGACAGATGCCTATGCATTAAGTCCATGGGATCAAACATTGTTGTTAGATGCAGATTACGTGGTGGCATCTGATCAGTTACGTTGTGTGCTAGATTCTCCACAGGATTTCCTTGCACATAGATGGGCCAGTGACGCTACTGGCAAAAATGATTTTTCCGGATTAAACTATTTTGGTGACAACCGCATGCCCATGTGGTGGGCCACAGTGATCATGTTTCGTAAATGCCAGCACGCAGAATTGATTTTTGATACCATGGTCATGGTGCGTGATCATTGGACACACTATAGGAATCTTTACAAAAACAACAGTGCGAGTTATCGTAACGATCACGCCCTTAGCATCGCATTGGGAGTGGTCAACGGACACACTTTGGATCATGCCGGCATTCCGTGGTCACTGGCCAGCGTAGTTCCTGATCATCAATTAATTTGCATGGGCGTGGATAGGTACCGCGTGGATTTCATCAATCAAGAAAATCAATCTCGCTGGATCGAACTACACGAACAAGATTTCCATGCCATGGGCAAGCAACATCTAGGAGACATTGTTGCCAGTCACGCATGAACGTGGATATCTTATCCCGGCTATAGATTCGGATAGTGTGGATTATCTAAGATGTGCTGTACAATTGGCTAGATCCATACGACACTGGCATCCCGACGCCAACATCACAGCACTCACGGCAAAACATTGCAGTGATCCGATATTTGATCATGTGATACCTTTGCCTTTTGGTGACCTGGGCGGATACAACAACGATTGGCAGGTGTTCCATGCCAGTCCTTATAGACAGACTATAAAACTAGAAGCTGATATGATCGCCGCTGCTCCTATAGATCATTGGTGGACATTGTTTGAACGTCGAGATGTGGTGATTAGCCTGGGTGCGAGAAATTTCTATGATCAACCTGCTCAATCTCGATACTACAGAAAGATTTTTGATCAGAATGATCTACCTGATGTTTACAATGCCATAACTTATTGGCGATTAAGCACCGCAGCCAAAGAATTCTTTGGCTTGGTGAGATTGATTTTCCAACATTGGACGGAGTATAAAACTCTGTTGAAATTTCCGGAAGAATCACCGTCCACTGATGTGGTCTATGCCATGGCAGCTAAGATAATGGGACCCGAATCGGTGACCCTGCCACAGGGATTAGGACCCAACATTGTGCATATGAAAAAGCATATTATTCCCACACAAAGCCATGACTGGACCCAAGAGTTGGTCTGGGAAATGGATCCTTTCCGTATCAATACAGTAGCACAGTGGGGCCTGGTACACTATCATATCAAGAATTGGCTCCACGATGAGTGATCAAGAAAACACAGAAAATTTTCTAGAGTTTTGGCGATCATTCCAATGGCCTGAAATCCAACCAGTGACTTATCGACTGTATCATGATAATGAGGGGCGACCCATAATATACACCATGGAAGATCTGCCCGGTACATATATAGAAGTTGACCAAGCCACTTACATATACGGATCATTTGGTGTGAGGGTTGTTAACGGTAAGCTAATAATTCTGGAACCTGCGATCACAGCAAAAAAATTACAGCCATCACAGGATCAAGGCACACCCTGCGATCCTCGAGATGTATGTGTAGTAGTCGATAACAGTGCGAAACACCAAAAATGGAATATCACCACAAATGAAATCCGTTGACATAGCAGACCTAGATTGCATATATCTTTCCTATGATGAACCTCACAAGGAAGAATTTTGGGTACGCATCCGTAACATGGTGCCCTGGGCCAAGAGAGTAGATAGCGTCAAAGGGTCAGATGCCGCACACAAGGCCGCTGCCGAAGCCAGCGATACTGAGCGTTTCGTCTTGATCGACGGTGACAATATCCCCGACGAAAGTTTTTTTAATCTCACTCTGAGATTCGCAGATGACACATGGGAGCAGGCTGTGTTTCGTTGGCGTGCCCGCAATCATGTCAATGGTCTTATGTATGGCAACGGTGGATTGAGTTCATGGACGAGAACTTTTGTCGACAAGATGAAGACACATGAGAATACCGATGGTAGGGATGAAACCCAGGTAGAGTTTTGTTTCAATCCGCTATATTGGCCCATGTATGACTGTTATTCAACTACCTATCCCAATGGTTCGCCTAAACACGCTTGGCGTGCAGGATTCCGGGAAGGTGTTAAGATGTGCCTGGATCGCGGGCGTCGACCCACAGTCAGTGAATTCAAAGATCGTGTGCATAAACGCAATCTCGATCATCTAACCATATGGCACAATGTAGGAAATGATGTAGAATACGGTATCTGGTCCATTATGGGATCTCGGATGGGTACTCACATGACTATGCTAGGAGATTGGGATTATAAACAAGTGCAATGGTTTGATGCCTTGGAACAGTTATGGTCGGTGGAACAATATGTGGATCCATACGAAGCCGTGGACACCTATGCAAAATCACTGCACACACAGTTGGATCTTCCGATGGATGTATTGTCGTCAGACCAGAGCAAATTTTTTAAGCATCATTATAGATCGAACTGGCACAACCTCGGTGTGATGACCAGAGAGATTGATGTAATACGCAAACAAGAAGGATGGTGATATGAGTTCAGTAAACAGCTGGTGTGGATTTTATGGAAATCTCGAGGAAGTATGGTTAGGAGATTGTTATCCATCCGAATTTTACGATCATTTGCCCAGTGCGGTGCGTGATGCCTTTTATACCATCACAGAATGGACCAAACAAGATTTAACCAAGATTGAATGCAAACTTACAGAATTAGGGGTACAGGTACGCAGACCGCAGTATATCAGCATTGATCATTGTCTTGATGCCAACGACAATCTCTATAAACCAGTGGTAGCGGCTAGAGATGATACCCTTGTGTTGGGAAATAGCCTATATAATTTAAGGAATCATTTTTCAGTGAATCCATGGAAACATTGTCTTGATGAATATAGGCAGTCTGGTGCCATGGTTCATGAGATATCAGATGGGCCCTGGGCCTGCGTGAGCCCGCCGTGCCTGGTACGCATGGGCAGAGATATTTACTTAGATTGGATTTATCACGAACACGTTTGGGGTATGATTTGCGAGCCAGCAGTGGAACTGGCAAAAAATTATCGTGTACATGTCAGCATGATCGATGGTCATAGCGATTGTGTATTTTGTCCCGTGCATGAAAGATTGATACTGACTACTTCATACAAGAACTCCTACGAAACAACATTTCCAGGTTGGGAAATTTTCAATATCAATCATGCGTCTCGGCAGACACCAGTTAATATGGGAGGCGGTTTTCATCAATGGCACATACCTGATACCAAAATAAATGCAAACAAAGAATTTGCACAGCATATACAAAGTAAAGCCATAGATTGGGTGGGACAGTATATCGAGACTGTGTTTGATGTGAATTTGTTGATCGTGGATGATAAAAACATCCTCAGCGTAGGCGACGATGAAGAAACTTTTGAATTCTTGGCCAAGAAAGGATACAATATTCATGCATTTGATTTTCGCTGTCGCAATTTTTGGGACGGTGGCATGCATTGTCTTACCAACGACATTAGACGGCAGGGTGACTGTCCGGATTTTTTCCAAGACCGTGGCAACCCAGGTTTAGATTGGTTGATAGATGCCCAAGGTTAAAGTCGTTACCAGCGATAACAAAATATGGAACCCATCGCAGGTTCAACGTGATATCATACAGGCAGGCACATCTGGATCTATTGTGATAGATCTGTTGAGCGAAGGGCCTTGTTGTGTTTCTGCAGGGCTGGAAGATATGTTGGTAGATACCATCAGTTGTTTTGGCTACGATCCTGCCATAATAACCATTTTAACAGCTAATCAGATCCCTAGCTCTCAATTTTCTGAATATAGGATGCCATTTGCTGAACTGAATTTAGTCCAAACGCTGTGTAAGACCACGTCGGCATACCCACATATTGGAGGAAAAAGATTTGGGCTGTTTGTAGGAAGATCAAATTGGATAAGGCTAGGCCTAGCGAGTCATCTTGCTGCGAACCATTATGACATGACTGAAATGACTTTCCACTATGATCGTACCAATGACTATCACTTGGCTAATTTTGGTCTAGAAGAACTTTTAAACAGATCTTGGATCGATAGGTCATGCATTTATTCTTTGCTAGAAAAACTTCCTCTCAAAGATAGAGTTTATGATTACCCAATCTTGTGGAATCAAGAAGCCCTGAACCTCGAACCCCGTTATAAAGAATTTTTCTGTGAGATAGTTTGTGAAACTTATTATAGCGGCAAAACTTTCTTTGTCACTGAAAAAACCTGGCGACCTATCATGCATCGCAAACCTTTTATCGTGCAAGGGCCGCAGTGGTTCTTGAAAAATCTACATAATCTTGGGTTCAAAACCTTTGGCGACTGGTGGGACGAAGGCTATGATGAAGATCCTGCAGACTCTAGATTGGACGTATTAAAGACCAACATAGATTGGATAGCAGATCAAAATCAATCTGTTATTGATAGATGGTATAAAGAAATGCAATCTATTTTGGAACATAACTTTCAAACACTGCAGAAACTCACAAAAGAAAAGATAATTAACACAGTTTTTCATTATGGATAATAAATCCGATTTTATGACCGCCGCTGAAGAAATGAAGCAAAAGTTGGGCACGTCTCTCTGTCTGGCCAAATGGAAACAAGTAAGTTTACACTTGACCACGGGCATGAATAATTCATGCTATCATCCTCCTTTGCATCGAATACCCATAGAAGAAATAAAAGTCAATCCCGGAGCACTGCACAATACTGCCCATAAAAAACAACAGCGGCAGATGATGTTAGCGGGGAAACGTCCCGCAGAATGCCAGTACTGCTGGAACATGGAAGACCTTGGCGAGATGAGTGATCGCCACTATCGCTCAGGAGAACCCTGGGCAGCAATAGATTTTGATCGTATCGCTAATTCCTCTGAAGACGAAGATGATATTGTCCCTAGTTATGTGGAAGTTAATTTTAATAATGCTTGTAATCTTGCCTGTTCTTATTGCAGTCCTCAATACTCATCCACATGGGCTCAAGAAATACAGCGACACGGAGGATATCCTACTCACGTTGTCCATAATCATCCTGATCATTTCACCGGTGATCGTAGGGTTATACCTAATCGCGAGCACAATCCTTATGTAGAAGCATTCTGGGCCTGGTGGCCCACTCTGTATCCCCAACTCCGCCATTTCCGCATGACTGGGGGAGAACCGCTGATGGATCGGAACACATACAAAGTTTTTGATTATGTGCTGGCATTACCCAAACCCGATTTGCATTTGAATGTGACCAGCAATTTTTCAGTGGAAGAAAAACTCTGGCAGAAGTATCTCGACTACACTAAACAACTGTGTGCCACAAATATCGAACATTTCATGCAGTACGTGAGCCTGGACACTGGATACATTGCTCATGCTGAATACATACGCCATGGGCTTAATGCACATCTTTGCATGAGCAGAGCCTATCAATGGCTCAATGAGATACCGGGTCGTAATAGTCTCACATTCATTATCACTATGAATAATCTTTCAGTGCTTGGGCTGCAGAAACTCTTGGAGTTTATATTGGAACTGCGTCGCGCTCACAGTCACACCTATCAGCGTGTATGGTTCGATACTCCGGTGCTTCGAGAACCTGCCTGGCAGAGCCTGCAGATCCTGCCCGAAAGTTATGCCGCCGTGTTGGAACGCACAGCAGATTGGATGCAACTTAATATGGAGACGGATCTTGATCCTTTCCATGGGTTCAAAGACTATGAGATACAACGTCTACGCCGAGACATTGCCTGGATGAGGCAAGGACAACAACAAGATAATTCTCGAGCCAAAGCCGACTTTTACACATTTTTCAGCGAACACGATCGGCGTCGTGGTACCAACTTTTTAAACACATTTCCGACTATGCACCAATGGTGGCAAGAATGTGAGCACCATGCACGCAAGACCTAGGCTAGTTATCGATACTATGAGCGAGGTATTTGATCTGCTCAAACCATATGCCAACGAAGTATTTTGGGATTTTGCATCAGTCAAATTACATCCAGGATCGATCTATGTAATTGGTCGGCAACACTTGCTTGATAACATACAAAGTATTAGAACAGCGGCTGAGACTGGTCAATACATTATGATATTTGCCAACAGTGCCGAAGGATCGTGGACTCTAGAAAGTCAAATTAAGCAATTACACATAGATGATCTGGTACTAGGAAAAAAATTATTGTTGATTGGTGGTGCAGAAGTAGATGCTCGGTATCCTTGTTTGACACATGAATATTTTTTGACGACTATCTTAGGGTATCCAGAAAATATCCAGGCACAGCACCAAACAGATCATATATTTTCTAAACAAAAAAAACCCTACAAATTCCTGTTCCTAAATGGGCGAGCACGACCTCATAGGAAATATCTCTATGAGAAATTAAAACGTCGTGGTACCTTGGATCACGCTCTATGGACCATGCTAGATGCCAAACCCACAGTGGTTCGCAGTTTCACCTTTGTCGAAGATGGTATCAATGTAATGGCCACTCCTAGCCCGTTACAACTCCTACCTAAACATTACGAAGTTGATAGATATAGAAACCCTACATTTGGACCTATAGTTGAAGATCGCAGTTTTTTGAAACAAGAATTATTCCATTTGGAATGGGGCGAGATCTATCTTGAACCAGCACCTTACATTGATACCTACTTCAGTCTGGTCACAGAAACTGTATGTGCTGAAAGTATCTTGAGTTTCAGAACAGAAAAGATGGCCAAACCATTGGTCATGGGACATCCGTTCATCGTGGCTTCTACCTCGGGTTTTTATCGAGATTTACAAAATCTGGGATTCCGTACATTCGGAAGCATCATTGATGAAAGTTTTGATATCATTGACAATGCACAACAAAGAATGGATCGTGTAATTGATATCGTACACGATCTATGTGAGCAAGATCTTGACAGTTTCCTATCTGCATGCCAGGATATATGTAAATACAATCAACAACATCTTGCCGAATTGCGGGAAAAAACCAATCGAGAATTCCCTGAAAGATTTTTCCAATTCCTAAAACAATACCAATGAATGACTTAGAATACCGCCAGCTGGTGCTGGATCCTATCAGTGCCAGTTTCTGTGGTGCCAAATGGTACAATGCTACTATATGGTTGGGTTCAGGCATGACTACTTCGTGCCATCATCCTCCTGCACACAAGGTCGCAGTCGCAGATGTGGAACACAATCCCAAGTCTCTGCACAATACCATGACTAAAAAGATGGATCGCCATCTCATGAAGCAGGGCCAACGTCCTTCGGGCTGCGAATACTGCTGGAAGATCGAAGACATGGGCAGAGATGCTGTGAGCGATAGGGTTTATAAGAGTCGCATATATAAGATAGAAGACCTCACACGAGCAGCCGCTACCCAAGACTATGAAGACATCGACCTTAAAACACTGGAGATTGCTTTTGATAGAACATGTCAGTTTGCATGCAGTTATTGTAATCCTGCTTTTAGTTCT